TTTAATGACGAATATAACGATGATGGCGACACTTCAATAGGTTTCTAAAATGTCAAATTACTTCAGACAACTCCCAGATATTAATTACGTTAGCAGACTTCCTGATGCAAAGATCTCTGATTATATCAAGGTTAAAAATTTATTTAAAAAAGGAGCACTCAGGGAAGACATCTTCCAAAACGTTTCGTTCTTTACCAAATACAAAGTTACCGGCGATAAAAGACCCGACAATGTTGCATTTGATTTCTATCAAGATTCAAAATTGGATTGGTTAGTTCTTACTTGCAATAATATTATAAACGTATTTACAGAGTGGCCATTGCAACAATCAGATTTTGATAGAGCAATGGTAGAAAAATATGACACTTATGATAATCTCTTCAATGGAGTTCATCATTATGAGACAACTGAAGTAAAGGATAGCAATGGTATTGTATTTGTAAAGGCTGGTCTTAAAACAGATGCAACCTTCCCATTTAAATATACAGATACAAAGAGTGAGACCTTAGTGGATTTGGCTAACATATCAATTCCAGTTACCAACTATGAATATGAAGTTGAAATAGAAGACGCAAAGAGAAATATATTTTTACTTAAACCACAATACCTCAGTGTTGTTCGTGATGATCTGGAAGAAATGATGATATACAAAAAAGGTTCCACTCAATATACGAGTGAAACCCTTAAGACTGCTGATAATATCAGAATTTATAATTAATTATTCTTCAGCAAGTTTCTGGAAGTAGGACAGAGCATCATCTTCATCAGAGTCCGCAGACTTGGTGGGAGTGATGTCTGGTGCATTGAAATCAGCAGCAGGTGGTTTGCTTGACTCAAAGTTTGGAGTGAAAGATCCACGACCATCACTCTCACTTTCCAGTTCCTCATCAAAACGAGGACGGGAAGACTTCTGACCTAGAACCATCTTCAAGCGTGTTTGTAGTTGTTCATATGACTTGAATTGGTCTGTTGCAGTCAAGGCAGTCAACGAGTATTCTTTTTTCCAGAGGGCTTCAAGAGCATCGTCGTCATCCAGGAGTGGTGCAGTACGATCAAATTCGGATGAATCATAATTCCAGTAACCTTGAACTTTCTTAATCTTCAGTTTGAAGTTAGCACCTTGCCAGAAGTCAAAAGGATTGATTGGACTCTCATCTTCAAACTCAGGTTGCATTGCTTCCATGATCTTATCAAAGATCTTCTTACCGAATTTATACAGGAAGACTTTACCTTCGTTCTGTGGATTTGTTTTGTCCTGCACAACATAGATGTTGGCATAGTAGGACAGTTTGCGCTTCTGCTTACGAACAGTATCCTTATCAGTGTCACTACCACTGTTCCAGAGTTCACGATTATGCTCACCAAGGGGATCCTTTTGACCGATAGTGGTCAGTGAGTTCTCAATATACCAACCACCAGGACCTTGGAATGCGTGGGAGTACATCTTTGCCCAAGGAAGTTCTTCTTCGTTAGGGGCAGGGAGGAAACGGATGACTGCATAACCGTTGCCAGTCTTGTCCATTTCAGGTTTCCAGAGACGGTCATCTCCACCGCCACCAGTATTGTTCATCTTCTCAACTTCCTTGACCAGTTTAGAGGTCAGAGATCCAAGAGAAGATTGCTTTTTAAGATTTGCGAAAGACATAAGATTCGTTTTGTTTGTACGTATTTGGCTTGTGTGTACCCGTTCATTCTACAGGTCGGTTTCGTTTTTGTCAATCTGTTTCCTCATCACATTAAGCATTTTTTCCATATTAGAAAAAACAACATTCATATCAACATCAGATGAGAGTCCCATCATTTTTGCAGAGTCAACAATATTATTTTTCATCTGCTTTGCTTCAGGATCATCAGATAAACTCAAACGAGTATAGAGAATTTTTTGTTTCTCTATTAATTTTTCCAGAAGTCCAACATGAAAAAGTTGTTCCTCTCTATTCATTTTTGAAAATTGAAAGACGTTACGATAAACATCTTCTTGCAATTCACTAATTTCAGTCATCTCAGCGCGGACAACTTCCGAATCAAAGAAACTCATTACTGTAACACGACCTCCTTCAAAATTTTTTTATATCGGAATACATCGATATTTAGGAACGGTGAATACTTCCTCATCCTCATGCTAACAGTTTCCCATACTGGGTCCGTTAGTTTTTTATCATAGTCAATTCGGTAACCAAGAATTTTGTCGCATATTACCAAAGTTTCTATTGAGATTTGACCACTCAAATATTTTTTTAACACTAAGGGATGTCCATTAGAAGTTTGGAATGCAGAATCTAAATCAGTACCTACAAGTATTTTTTCCATCTCTTCCTTGAAGACATATGCAAGAGATTGCGTTCTTTTTTTCCATGAAGAATATCTATCCTCACCCTCGCGAATCATTTCTCCTATCCAAAGCTTACTTGGATCAGTGCAGGTGATAAAGTTAGATATAAAGAACTCAATAACTTCTTTATCATTTTTGTTTCTTGATATTTTTTCAAACCAGAACCTATCTTTTCTTTTATAAAAAGACTGTACGGTAGCACGACTTTTACCACAATACTTATGGTAGTCATACTTTTCTTTCGTGAAGTGGTTCTTCAAGGAAAGATATTGCTTGTAGGCGTCAAACGGCATCATCAAAAAGTAATATAGTGGTTTTTTGCCGGAAAAATTTTCCGCCTCGAAATGAATTACAGAGGTAATTTTGCTCTAGAACTTCTCTTCAAGAAGTTAAGTTCCATTGCTTCTGCTTTTAATTTATCTTTGAGAGGTTTAGAAATAAGTTTAGGAACAGATTCTACATCAATGCTTTGTAGATCACAAAAGTGAACAATCGCATCAATATAGTTCATGCCTTTATTGTGTTGGACAAGAGATTCAATTTCCTGTGCAAAACGAGATGGACAAAAGAACTTACTCTCTAATACTTTTTCTAGTTCATTCTCCATTCTCTGACCTAAGATTGTGAGATACAAATTCTTTAATATACCGAACTAATAACTTAATATAATCCCCTTTGTTCCTTTTGTCAAATACTTTTACATCACCGCCAGGAGTAACCATGATAGTGATAAGTTTTTTGACAGGAATACCAGTCAGTTCATAGTAAGCAGCAGCATAGAAAGTTTCCTGAACAAAATAGTTCTCTAACCATGCTTCTGGTTTAATTTTTTCGGAAGTTTTAAAATCGATGACTGCAAGTTCTCCTTCGTACTCTCCGATACAGTCAACTCTACCAGCTAATCCAAGATACTCAGAGTACAGAGTTCTTTCTATAGCGTGTATATTATTTATCTTATCCAGATATGGTTTAGCATGATGAAACATAAACTGTGTGAGAGGACGAAAGTCATCCCAGTTTATTTCATTGTTCCTCATGTATACTTCAACTGCTTCGTGAAAGTCTGTTCCACGAGTAGTTGCTTTCTTCGTAATTCGGTTTGCTTCCTCAATACCAATTCTCTTTCTCCATTTAACAAAGATTTCTCTATTATAAAACGAAGTTACAGACGTAATAGAAGGCACCCATTCTCCATTAGGAATATTATAGAGACGGATGCCATTGGTTTGTTTTTTGTTTAGTTCAAGATCACCGAGATAATTATGATGAATAAAATTCATTAGGGATTCATTTCCATTTTGGCAAGTAAGTATTCTTTGACAAGGCCAGATCGAACGATATCATCTACTCCAAATTCAATGATATCAACTGATGGCATAACACGCAAGATTTTCATAAAATCAGCAATACCATTTCTTTCCCGGTCTTTAATAAGATCGGATTGAGTTGCATCACCGCAGAACATAATCTTACTATTGTCGCCTACTCTAGTGATTATACTATCAAGTTCATGATAATTCAAGTTTTGAAATTCATCAACAATTATAATGGCATTATCAAGAGTAGTACCCCGGATGAACGAGGTGGACCAGAAAGAAATTGTTCCTTGTGCTTTGAGATTGCCATACAGCATCTCAAAATCTCCTTCTGTTGGAAGTTCAAACATGAACTTCACCATATTCTTATATGGAATTTGATAGAGTGAAGACTTATCCTCATGATCTCCTGGAAGAAAACCAATCTCTCTCGTTGCTACAAGAGACCTGACGATGTAGATCTTCTCATAGGGTGTCTTCATATCAAAGACATCTCTGAGAGCATTGTAGAGGGTGATGAAGGTCTTTCCAGTACCAGCACAACCATAAGCAACTACATTTTGATTGTTCTTATAACATCGGAAAAGTTCTTCCTGATTCTCTGTCAAAGGCTCAATGGGTTTCATCAAGTCTGAGTTAAGTGGTTTCTTTCTTTTCATGTGCTTGTTACTCATTCCAAATGGAACGATAGGAGATTGAGACTTTCTTTTTGCTGACATAAGGTATAAGAAATTAGAGAGATTATCCGTAGTATCGGTTTTTACTTACGTTGGCACCAGGTTGTCTAGATGCTCTATCCAAAACTTCATTCCATCCATTGGATTTTGCCTCACCAGTCCATCGGAATTCTGTAGATTGTCCAGCACAACCCTCTGACCAATCTTTATCCCATCCTGGATTCTCTTTTCTCCACTCATCGTATGCTTTCATAGTCATACTAAGTGTCTTCTTCTCTTTTGTTTCTAAATTAATAACGGGGTATGTTGGCATAACATTCAATTGTTGGTGTAAATATTTATTAGTTCCATTCCATTGCTTCAGCAACAGCAGGAAACTGTTCACAGAAAATTCTCTTTGCACCCAATGCAAGATCCATGTGCTCTTTCTGTGTGCCGTTAGCAGAACGCAAATCAATATAATGAATCCATGAACGGACTGAGCCCGTCATATAGATTTTTGTGGGACACGCCAAAGGGAGTACAAAACGAGCACACTCTTTTGCAATTCCTTTGTCAAGCATCTCTTTGTAAAGTTTCATTCCCTCTTCAAAGTGTCTTTGCATTTTGATCTGGAATTCTTGACGAACAAACGGGTCAATATTATCAATAGAATTCTGACGATTCTTGGTGTCTTGTCTGCGTAATTCAGGTAGAGGGATCGTCTCCGCGAGTAAGGAAGAATCAGCATAACGTTGTGAGAATTCTTGATATGTAAATGAACGGTGGCGCAGCACCTGAGCTGCAATTCCTCTGGTAGTATTCAACTCCAGAGTCATATATGCTTGCTCAAAAATACTCCAGTGTTGGTGCTTTACACAATACTTGAGTAGACCAGAGAACTTTTCATTCTCTTG